TATTCAAGCAGCAGCAATCCAAAATAAGGCAGGTAAGTTTGTTCTTCCTACTGCTGCATCAGGTGCCGCTGCTCTGAATAACATCAAACTGGATACAAACCTTGCTGGTGAAAACGCAAATCCTGCTGGTGCAACTGCATATCCTATCTCTACTCTGACTTGGGTTCTTGCATATCGTACTGGTAATGGTGCTAAGGCAGATGATATTCGTAATGCTCTGAACTATGCTCTGAGCTCTAAGGCACAATCTATTGCTGATGATCTTGGATATGTTCCTCTGTCTGGTTCTATTCTGAACCGTGCAAGGATTGCCGTTGGTCGTATCGGAAACTAATATACATATGGGGGTTGACAAAACCCCCTTTTTAGTGTATTATAGATAACGAGTTAGGAGGTTTATGTCTCTTATTTCCCAACGTGATCGCCAAGTTGCTATCACCGCAATTAATCATTATGTTGATTATCTCACCAGTGAGATCGAGTTTTATGAGAAAGAGGAAATGTTAGATGATACTGACTATCAAGATCATAAGTCAGAATTACCTGAGGTTTATGCTCTTCTAAACTGGATCAAACTGGAATATTATAAAAATGAAAATTAATCTTTGGTTTTGTAAGGATATGAATCAATGGCGTTGGACATTAACTGATGATCATCGCCCAATCATTAAACAAGAATCAGGACAAAGAGAAAATCTCCGAGATGCTATGAATGATGTAGCAAATACAGTAGAATATCTTCTGAGTCAAGTTTGACTTTTATGGGCGATTGGCGCAGCGGTAGCGCAGCTGCTTTACACGCAGACGGTCATTGGTTCGAATCCGATATTGCCCACTTATATAAATACTTCAAAAAATTGAAGTAGAATGGAAACTCTTTACAAATTACTCTCTGATACTCAGGCAAGTCTTTTTGTCCTCTTTCAAAAGACTTGGGTATATCATTGGCATATTGTTGGACCTGATTTTAAGCAGATCCACGACCTGTTTGGAGAGCAATATGAAGCAATTCAAGAAGAGGTTGATAGAATTTCCGAGCATATGAGATTTCTTAGTGCTAAACCAGTTGGACCACTTTCAAGAGTTGTTGAAGTTTCGAAAGTTGGCGAAGCAAAGAGTAATATTTCTGAAATGGAAATGATTCGTGATTTGCTTGATAGTCATAAAACAATTGTTAAGATGTTAGATGATGCTGCTGTTGAAGCAGAGAAACAAAAATCAAGAGGAACTATCAATCTTCTTGATGATTTAAACGAAGCACACGGAAAATTTAAAGATCAGATGTCGCTCCTGTGGTAAGGAGTTAGAAGGCATCTCTGGAAAAACAGTATCGTGTGGTTGTCCAAATATGGCAACTATACGCAATGGAGTTATCTCAGCAGTTGACTTATCTAATGTTATTATGCTAAACTCTTATCATAATAAATCAAAGTCTGGGATTCTTACCAATGAAGATATTCAATGGCAAGAAGCAAGACGCCAACGTAAAGTAAAGCGTTTAGATTTTGAAGTCCGCTGAGGACTTCTATCGGAAGATTGGCCGAGTGGTTGATGGCGATAGTCTTGAAAACTATTAACGTTAATAGCGTTCCAGGGTTCGAATCCCTGATCTTCCTTTCAAAATATTACAAACTTTATATTGTCTTAATGTGTGTTTTTGTATCAACACAAACTTGACAACATAAAAATACTCACTAGCATAACTAGTAGTATTCAACTTAAAACCCTATGGATCAGCACACCTACCTTAACTGGGTGAAGATCAAGGAGACTTTTGAATCCTCTGGGAACACAGATAATATGTTCTATAAGAGAGCGGTTGAAATAGTCAAAACCCGAAGAGATCCTCTCGCAAAGTTTCTTGGAGATGAGAAATGATGGAACCATTTGATGATGATTATGTAACTCGTACAGAAGTACAGGAGATGATTGATGCTGCTATCAGAAGACACAACCGTAATGCTTCTATCATTAGTATGTGCGTCGGTTGGGTGGTTCTTGCTCTATTTGCTGAGGGACTTTTAAGATTGATTGGTGTTATTCCACCATTACTTCCATTTCTCAAGATTACTTTGAACTAATGGCAACAATTACAGAAGAAGATTTGCAAAAATTAAACCGAAGAGTTTTCAACCAAAAAATGGAAGAACTCTTTGAAGAGCCCTCTACTTATGAGGATGAAGAAGATGATTAGAACAATAATATCAGCGTTTCTTCTTTTTTCTTCTATTGGACTTTTTATGCATTGGGGACTTACGCACGCATATCCAGAGGTTTTATGAAAGTAGGATTAATTGGTTTAGGTAGAATGGGCGAAGGTATGTCTCGCCGTATGATGAAAGCAGGTATAGAAGTTTGGGGTTATCGAAGGAATTATGAAAAAGCAAACGAAGCCTTTGAAAAGGGATTTGTTAATGGAATTACAACTGATATTGAAAATCTTGTTAAAGTAGTTAAACAAAATAAAAACGGCAAATATCAACCAGGAATCTTTCAGATGGTTGTCCCTGCCGAAACCGTAGAGGAGACAATCAATGAGTTACTACGATATTGTAGTGAGGGAGATATTATTATTGATCATGGCAATAGCAATTTTAAAGACAGTCGGAAAAGAGCAGAGCGTCTTGCAAAATTGGGTATCCAATATATTGATTGCGGTACTAGCGGCGGTGTTTATGGTTTGGATCGTGGATACTGTCTTATGGTTGGTGGCGGAAATACTGCGGTCGCCACTTGTTCGCGCATTTTTGATGCCCTTTCACCAGGAATCACCGCTGCCTCAAGGACTCAATTTGACTCGGATGTGACTTCTGCTGAGTTTGGTTGGTTACATTGTGGTGGTCCTGGTGCAGGACATTTTGTGAAGATGGTTCATAATGGTATTGAATATGGAATGATGCAAGCATATGCCGAAGGATTTAATATTTTAAAGAATGCTAATGCAGGTGCCAAGTATGTCAAAGAAGGAGATGCTGAGGTCGCTCCAATGGCAGATCCAGAAAGTTATTGCTATGATATTGATGTTGCTGAGGTTGCTGAGTTATGGCGTCGCGGTAGCGTGGTTGGTAGTTGGTTACTCGATCTTACTGCTGATGTGCTACGCAGGGATGGTAGCCTTAAACAGTTCTCTGGCGGAGTTTCCGACAGCGGTGAGGGTCGTTGGACTGTTTCTGCCGCTGTGGATCTGGGGGTTCCCGCTCCTGTCATTACTACTGCCTTATTTGAAAGGTTTAACTCACGCAATCTCGGATCGTTCGGAGCAAAAATCTTGAACGGAATGCGTTATATGTTTGGTGGTCATCATGTTAGGTAAAGCACTTATTTTTATTGCTATTCCTTTTGTACTGACTACACTGTATTTCGGAACACGAGGAGGGTACTATGATTCCGAAGAGTATAAGGGAAATGGGACCGCACATTAAGCAGAGGTATGGTTTTGTATCTTCTGCTTTTTCTAGAATGTATGGAGTAAAAACTGCAATGAATGATGTGCATATTAAACAGTTCTGTATAGAATGGTCTCATTGGGATGTTCATGCTCCTTTATCTGGACTTGACGAAGTAGACCAATACTTTTATTATGAATATAAAAATTGGAGAGGAAGATGATTTTTCACATAGTAGAGACACTGGCAGCAAGCCCGATCTGGTTAGGACTCTGTGGAGCAGGCTTGACAATCGCTCCCATTATGGGTATAATGCTTATACACCGAACTAAATAACGGTACTTCGGAATGTAGCTCAGTTTGGTAGAGCACTCGCTTTGGGAGCGAGAAGTCGCAGGTTCGAATCCTGTCATTCCGATCGCCAGTTTCTTCACTGGCACACTTGACTAAACACAGTCTCCACCTTATAATACTAAGGCAACAAAACAAAACAATGTCTCTGATTCAAAAGTTCAAAAAAGATGTTAGCACTCTTCGTCTTGCTGCTAACGGGGAAATCTATCTTGATGTAAAGAGTCCGAAACTTTATAAAAAGGTCCGCCGATTCTACGAAAATGAAGGAGTGGTATTTTCTGGTGACCCCCTTGACGACTACGAAATGCTTATGGAGTATGTCGCCAGTGATCTCGAGGCAGTTGAAGCGTGAAAACTAAGGTTCTTCTTGAACGCGAAGGGTATCGCTTTGTTGAAGCGGGTATTTTAGAAATCAACGGTAAACCAGATTACCGTATGCAAAAGCAAAACTATTATACCAAACGTTGGAATGACATTTATCTTTTTGATAATGTGCTACAATGTTCTACTGCAATGGAGGATATTGAATATGCGAAATGGTTAGATCCAGATCGTGTTCCTTGTTATGTGAAAGACGACGAAGAAGACACGGATGGTCTATAACAGCACTGGTCGGGAGCAAACCCCTTATGTCTAGAACAAGTGTCCTGAGATATATCGGGAACTTTTTCCTCTTACTTGGATATCAAGTTATGTTATGGGGAGATTTTAAGAGTGGTTTGATGATAAAGTTCATCGGGGGTTTACTCGGTATTCCTTTTGCTATCAAACTCAAACTTTGGGATGTGCTATTTCTGATAGCATTCTTTGGCATTACTGAAATGACAAAGTTATCTCAACTTTTCTTGGTTTCTTAAAACCAAGTGGTGGAGTCAGAATGACCCCTTATGGTTTCTTGCTTTTCCTAAAAGCAAGTGGTGCGGATGGGACTCTCTCCCGCCTAGTTTCTTGCTTCTAGTCAAAAAGCAAGTGGCGAGCCTGCATACTGAGCAAGAGAGGTTGCATAAACCTCTCTTTTTTAGTATAATAACAAAAAGTATTTTCCTTATGAAGGTTGCATTAATTACGGGTATTACTGGGCAAGATGGATCTTATCTTGCAGAACTTCTTTTAGGAAAAGGATATGAAGTTCATGGTATTGTTCGACGTTCTTCTCTAATCAATACCCATCGTATTGATCATTTGTATCAAAATGTTAAGTTACATTACGGAGACTTAACAGACTCGACTAATATAGTAAGAGTTATACAAAAAGTCCAACCAGATGAGATTTATAATCTTGGTGCTCAGAGTCACGTCAAAGTATCCTTTGAGATGCCTGAATACACTGCTGATGTGGATGGTGTGGGAACTCTTCGCATTCTTGAAGCAGTCCGTCTCTTGGGTATGGAAGAACGTGTCCGCATCTATCAAGCATCTACAAGCGAACTCTACGGTCTTGTTCAAGAAACTCCTCAAAGTGAAACTACTCCTTTTTATCCCCGTTCTCCTTATGGTGTAGCAAAATTATATGGATATTGGATAACTAAAAACTATCGTGAAGCATATGGAATGTATGCTTGTACAGGTATTCTTTTCAATCATGAGTCACCTCGTCGTGGTGAAACATTTGTTACTCGTAAAATTACAAGAGCACTTTCTAAAATATCAGTAGGACTACAAGATGTTTTAGAACTTGGTAATCTGAATGCAAAACGTGATTGGGGTCATGCTAAGGACTTTGTGGAAGCAATGTGGTTGATGCTTCAACAAGAAGAACCTGATGATTATGTAATTGCAACTGGTGTTCAATACTCTGTGCGTGAGTTTGTAGAAGAGGCAGCACCATATTTTGGAATGAAAATTGCTTGGGAAGGTGAGGGTTTGAATGAGGTTGGTATTGATAAACTTACTAAAAGAACCGTTATCAGGGTCAATCCTAAATATTTTCGACCTGCTGAAGTAGAGACTTTATTAGGTGATGCCACAAAGGCAAAAGAAAAACTAGGTTGGGAACCTAAGATTTCTTTTAAACAACTTGTTGAGGATATGTGCATTTATGGACAGTGATTCTAGAGTATTAGTTGCTGGTGCCAACGGAATGGTTGGATCAGCAATTGTGAGAAATCTTGAAAGTAAAGGATATAACAACATTATCAAAGGCACTCGTGATGATGTTGATTTCACAAATCAGGATGAAACAGAAAGATATTTCTGTTCAGAGGAACCAGAATATGTCTTTATTGCTGCCGCCAAAGTTGGTGGCATTATGGCAAACAGTAATTATAAGGCAGAGTTTCTGACCGAGAACTTACAGATTCAAACTAATATTATTCAACAGTCTTATAACTTTGGTGTAAAGAAACTTTTGTTTCTTGGATCCTCTTGCATTTATCCTAAGTTTGCAACTCAACCAATCACAGAAGATCAGTTGATGACGGGTCCTTTGGAACCAACTAATGATGCCTATGCGATTGCCAAGATTGCTGGTATTATGATGTGTCAAGCATATCGTCAACAGTATGGATTTAATGCCATATCTCTGATGCCTACAAATCTTTATGGTCCTAATGACAACTTTAATCTGGAAACCTCACACGTTCTCCCAGCGATGATTGCAAAGTTTCACAATGCCAAAGAATCTGTGACCCTTTGGGGTAATGGGTCAGCAATGCGTGAGTTTTTATATGTTGATGATCTTGCAGAGGCGTGTTATGTTTGTATGCAGAAGTATGATGAAGCAGGACATATCAATGTTGGTACAGGTGAGGATGTTAGAATTTGGGAACTTGCAAATATTATTGCTGATGTTGTTGGTTATGATCGAGATATTAACTGGGATTTTACTAAACCAAATGGAACTCCCCGAAAGGTTATGAATGTAGATCGAATCAAAGCACTTGGGTGGGAACCAAAGATCTCTCTCCGTGAAGGAATTCAAAAAACTTACGAATGGTATAAAGAAAATGCTCTCTTTTAATAGTCTTGGTAATCTTGGGAGACTTGCCAATCAAATGTTTCAGTATGCCTCATTGAAAGGTATTGCTACGAATCGTGGATATGATTTTTGCATTCCCCCAAAAGATGTCTTCGGAAATAGGGACAACAATGTTAGAACTTCTGATGTTACAATTTATGATTGTTTTAGTCTTTCTGAGGTAAAGAAAAGCACAATCAGAAATCCATTAGTACAGGAAAGTGGATTTCACTTTGATGAAAATATTTTTAACAATTGTCCAGATAACGTGGATTTATTTGGATATTTTCAAAGTGAAAAATACTTTAAGCACATTGAGAGTGATATTAGAAAAGATTTTACATTTAATGATAATCTATTGGAAATTTGTAATTCTTTTGTAAAAGAAAATTTTTCTGATACTGATATAATATCTCTACACATAAGAAGAGGTGATTATGTTTCCAATCCAAATCATCCTGTTCAAACATTAGATTATTATAAAGAGGCATTGAATAAGATGCCAAATTTACCTGTCATAGTTTTTTCTGATGATCACGAATGGTGTAAGCAGCAAGATTTATTCTCATCAGATAGGTTCTCTGTATCTGAAGGAAATTCTACTGACGCTGACTTATGTTTAATGTCTTTGTGCAATTATCATATAATTGCAAATAGTTCTTTTAGTTGGTGGGGTGCTTGGTTAGCAAAGAGTGAGAAAGTAGTTGCTCCTAGAAATTGGTTTGGTGGAGATTGTTTGACAAAGAACACGAAAGATTTATACCTATCTGATTGGGAAATAATTTAATATCCATGTACAAAAATACAATATATTTTCATATTGCTGCGGTAGGAAAGTATCAAGAAATTTTTGATGAAATTTATTATCAAATAATAAATTCTAAATTGATTGATAATGTTGACACAGTTAATCTTTGCGTGGTCGGGGAAAATAATTTATTTGTTAAACCAAATGAAAAGATTAAAATTCATGAAAACCCTTGTGTTGAAGAGGGAGAATTCTTCACATTAAATTTAATTAAATCATTTTCAGAATCGGTAGATGAAAACCATAAGATTTTATATGTACATACAAAAGGTGTAACAACCCCAAACAATCCTTGCATTGATGATTGGCGACATTATATGACTTACTTTAATGTTAACCAATATGAAAACTGTCTTGAAATACTTGATGAGTATGATTCATGTGGTGTGGATCTAGTTGATGAACCTACCGTTCATTATTCTGGCAATTTTTGGTGGGCAAATTCTTCTTACATTAAAAAATTACCCACAATTGATGAGATCAAATTTCCTAAAACTCCACCCATACTTTCTATACGTCATAACTGCGAATTTTGGATCGGTATGGGTAATGGTAATTTAAAAAGTCTCTGGAATTCAAATATAAACGTATATGAAAGACACCTACATAGATACGAAATGCTGAATTATAAGAAATGAAATTGATTGATATTTTGAAAGAATTTAATTTAGATTCTGATTTTTTTAATGAAGGTTATGATAAAGGGGGAACTGACAAAAATACATGTCATAGTTACATTGAGAATGTATATGAGAAAGAATTTGAAACTTACGAACAAAAAGAAATTGATTTACTAGAAATAGGAATAGAAACTGGTGGATCTTTAAAGTTGTGGAAAGAATATTTTTCAAACTCTAAATCTATTGTTGGTGTTGATATTTCTGATGAGAAAATAGATCAAAGATACAGAAATATTGATGGTGTAACAATGCACTTTGATGATGCTTATGATCAAAAGTTCTGTGAAAAACTAGGACAATTTGATATTATTATTGATGATGGTCCTCATACATTGGAAAGTCAACTGAAATCCATAGAATTATATTTACCAAAATTAAAACAAAATGGACTTTTCGTGATCGAAGATATCCAAAGCACAGAGTGGTTTGATTCTTTAATTGATAAATCTGAAAAAGTGTGCGAATCTATCGATAACGATTTTGAGTATACTGTTGAATGTATTGATCTTCGTGACAAAAAAGGTAGATGGGATGACTTACTGTTTTTGATTAAAAGTTAATTTGCTAAGTATGTTTGTAATTCCGTGCAAATATAATTCAAACTTTCCATTTATTGTTGGACTAGTTGAATCGATAAGAAAATTTCATCCTAATGAAAAGATAGTTGTTGTTGATAGTGATTCAAATGATAAGACGTATTTTTCCATTTTAAGTGATTATGATGTAATTATTGAAGATGCTAAAAATAGTAATTGGATGATAGGTGCCTATTGGTATGCCTACAAAAAATATCCAAGCGAAGATTTTTATTATTTTCTACATGATTCTATGATTGTAAAAGATAATATGGATTACCTGAAAGAAAAAGATGTTACAATTTTATGTTACTTTAATAGAACCATAGGAAATTTTAATACTTGGGGTGAAAAAATAACTCAAAATTCTAAGTATGATTATATTTTTTCTGGTCTTGGATGCTATGGTCCCATATTCTTTTGTAAGAATAAAGTGATGAAAAGAATGCTTGATATGGGAGCAGATAAATTTTTACCATCCAATAAAGCGGAAACTGGATATTGTGAAGGTTGTTATGGATTTTTTTTAGAAGAACAAGGATATGATTTAAAAGAATGCTCTTTGTATGGAGACGTTCTTTATAATGAAAGTCCATCTGGACCATCAGGAACTTTTCCACATAATACCTCTTGGCAATTTCCAATAGAAAAATTTTATGCCTCACACGTTGATCTGAAAAGACTATGACTACGAAATCTAAAATTCCTTTACTCATTTACACACACTCTGATTGTTCATTTATTTGGAGTGCTCTTGTTGGGCAGATAAGTCAATATGTAAGGGATGTTGAAATACATTTTGCATATAATGATACAATTGATGATATTGAAAAATATGATATTCCAGAAAGTTGGATTAGACATACTTACGTTGATAATATTGTATGGACAAAAAGAATTAATTCTATCTTAAAAGAGATTGATTGCGAATATCTCCTTTTTATACATGAAGACTGGATTCCTACTGCACCAGTTTCGGGAAAAATTCTTGATGAAATGTATAATTTTATGAGTGAAAATTCTTGGGATTATTTGCTGAGTTATGCACATTATAGTGTAGTTGAATCCCAAGATGGAATTTTTACTGGACATGATGATTATTATTTTTACAAAGAAGATAGTCACATTTTCCAACCAGCAATATGGAAAAAAACTGTATTTGAAGAGTTTACTGATCAGTTAGATAAAACAAAAAATCAAAATGAGGATCAAGATTGTTTATCTTTCATGAGAAGTAAGAATACTTACAGTGTTCAGAATGTTAAAACGGTAAGGCAATATAGAACAACAAACTCTCTTATATTCCCTCACATGCACGCTCTTTCAGAAGGTCTTTGGAATTTCACAAAGTATCCAACATTAAAGAAATTATTGGATGGTTACGGAATAGACACTGATAGTAGGGGTATACATACATGGTGGGAATTGGATACCCAGTAACTATTAAAATTATTTAAGCGTACATTATGATTACCATTAATTATCTTGCTCATGATCGTTCTACTAATTTTTGGAACATAACCAAACATTTTTTAAATCGCATTAAAGAAGAAAATAAAAGAAAAATAAGAGTTAATATTTTATCCACTCATAGTACCGATTTTGAGAGACTTGATGGTATTGAAACTAATATAGTTTTATTCAACTCTGGATATAACTATATGTCAAAAGTTGAATATGCACTATCTCAGGATACCAAGTATTCTGTAAAACTTGATGAAGATTGTTTTATTGGTAATCATGTATGGGATTACATGATTGAAAATGTTGGAGTGCTTGATTCTGATGATAACTTTATTTTAGCTCCATTACTTTCAAATAATATTCCTCTGGTTGATCAATTCATCGAGTCTTTTGTTACTGATGTATCTGTAAAGGAACAGATTTATTCTGACTTTTTAAAAAGAGATATGCCAAACGGCCTTTGGGGTGTTGATTATTCTTCCTTGAATCAATACACACTTCAAGCAAGTTCTTGGAATTCTAATGCTTACTATGAGGGTGTTAGTAAGATTGATCACTATTATAAAGGTATTCATCCAATTCGTATTTGTGCAGAAGCACAGATTATTCTTAATGAATACATTATGAACAATTTTGATAAGATGATTGGTAAGCAAGATTATTCTATTGAAGAATTTACTTGCCCATACTACACAAATAGTGTCTTTATGATTAAAACCGAAGACTGGAAACGAGTTGTAATGACTCCTGGTCCAGATGCATTTGATGAAGTTCCTTTAAACACTTTTAAAAATACCCATAACAAAAAAACGTTTTACGTTAAGAATGGATTTTCAATTCACTTGACTTATAATACAATTCACAATTCCAGTTACAATTGCTGGGGTATTGGTATGGCAAATGGTCTTGAATATGAGATTAATTTGCTGAGACAAATTTATTGCAAATTAGGATATTGACGACTATGAAACATAAAGATGATTTAGTTAAATACTTCCAAGTATTTTCTGATAAAAATATTGACACACTTTCAGAAATGTTTTCTGATGATGTAGAACTAAGAGACTGGAACATTTTTGCTAGTGGTAAAAAAAATGTTGTTGACGCTAATCGTGGCATCTTTGATAGTGTTAACACCATAAATGTAACTCCCGTTCAATTCTATTCAAACTCTGAAACTTCTTATGCCGTTCAGATTTCTATACTTGTTAATGGTGAAGAAAATCTAGACGTGATTGATGTTATTGAATTTAATAATGATGGACTAATCAAGTCTATTAATGCTTTTAAACTGGAAGATTGAGATGGAAATTCAAAGTAAACCATGGGGTTCATATACTAATCTTCTGGATGAAGAGTATACCAAAGTTAAAAAAATTGTTATTAAACCAGGAGAATCTCCTAGTTATCAATATCATTTTAAAAGAAGTGAGATTTGGGTGATTGTGAAAGGAACTGCACAGACTAAGATTGATGATGTAGTTCATCATTACAGAGTTGGTGATGTTATTTTTATTCCAAAAGAATCAAAACATCAAATTAAGAATATTGGGGAAGAAGAACTTGTTTTTGTAGAGGTTCAACTTGGTGATTATTTTGGTGAAGATGATATTGTAAGATTGGAGGATAAGTATGGCAGAGTATAAAGTTCTTCTTACAACAAGTGGATTGGGTTCTAGACTTGGTAATCTAACTAAATTTACAAACAAAAGTTTGGTTCGAGTTGGAGATAAACCTGTTATATCTCATATCATTGAGACATATCCAAAAGATGTTGAGTTTATTGTAACTCTTGGGCATTATGGATCGCATGTAAAACAGTATCTAACTCTTGCTCATATTGATCGAAACATTCAATTTGTTGAGGTTGATAATTACACTGGTGATGGTAGTAGTTTACTTTATTCAATTTCTTTATGTGAAGAGTATTTGCAGTGTCCATTTATTTTTCATGCCTGCGATACAGTTCTTCCTAACAACTACATTTCTAATATAGATTTTTCTACTAATTGGTCTATTGGTGGTACTGGATATAACAGTCAATCATATAGAACTATTAATTCTGTTAATGGAAAGATTGCTTCTATTAATGAGAAAGGTGAGCAAAACTTTGACTTTGTTTATGTTGGAGTTTCTGGTATTGTTCAGTATGATATATTTTGGAAAACTTGTAAAAGTATTCTTCAAACTGTGAATACTAGTGATTTGAGTGATTGTCATGTTATTCGTAAGATGAATAATTTTTCTGTTATTCCAGTTGATGAATGGTATGATATTGGAAACATTGATGCACTTAAAAGAACTAGATCAAAGATAAAGGGAACAATTCATGTTCTTGATAAAGAAGATGAAAACATTTTTATCTTTGATAACTTTGTTATTAAGTTCTTTCATAATAAAAAAATATGTTATGATAGAGTTTTGAGAACTAAAAGTTTAGGCAACTTAGTCCCTAAACTTCTAGGCAGTACTGAAAACTTTTATAAGTATGAATATATTAATGCTGATCTCATGTCAGATGTAGTAGACAGGGATAAGTTTTCAAAGTTATTGAACTGGGCGAATGATAATTTATGGGTAGGGAAAGAGCAAGAAAACTTTTATGATAATGCTCTATCTTTTTATAAGGATAAAACTTTATTGAGGATTGAAAAATTTTTAGATAAGCACAATTTAACTGATAATGTTGATTGTATTAATGGTGTAGAAGTTCCTAGAATTAAAGACCTAATAACTGAAATAAATTTCAAAGATATTATCGGACCAAATCCAACAGGATTTCATGGTGATTTTATCTTAGATAATATTTTAATATCAGACTCATTTACATTAATTGATTGGAGACAGGATTTTAATGGTATAATTGAATCGGGAGATATGAACTATGATTTGGCAAAATTAAATCATAACCTTGTTCTTAATCATGAAATGTTACATAACAATTATTTTAAGATAGATTTTTCTGAACAAATAATTTGTGATGTCTACGTTAAAAAATCTTTGATTGATTGTAAGAATATTCTTCGTGAATTTTGTGAAGATAGAAATATAAACTTTAATAATATTGAAATTCTCACATCTTTAATATGGTTGAATATGTCCCCACTTCATGAACATCCTCTTGATATGTTTTTATATTATTTTGGAAAGTATAACCTTTATCTCAATATTCAGGAGAATTTTAAATGACTGAGGATAATGCCGCAGGTCAGCATCAACATAATCTACTAGAAGAGCAGTTTTCGTATGTTTCTTCAATAATTAATCCAGAATATAAACACATCCTCGAATTCGGTGTTTATAGTGGAAGAACCATTGATATAATTAGAAAAAAATTTAATGACTCTTACAAAGTTTTTGGTTTTGATTCATTTGAAGGACTGCCTGAGGATTGGGAAAATACACCATGCCATAAAGGATTTTTTAGTACAGATGGTATTGTTCCTAGTATTGATGGTGTAAAATTTTATAAAGGTTGGTTTGATGAAACTATTCCAGTTTACTTAAAGGAAGCAAATCCTATATGTCTTCTTCATGTAGATTGTGATTTATATTCATCCACTAAAACTATTTTTGATTATTTACATTCATACATTAAAAGTGGAACAATTATTGTTTTTGATGAGTGGATTTATAATTATGATCCTAATTGTAATGATCATGAACAAAAAGCTTTTTATGAATATGTTGATAAGTATAATGTTGAATTTGAGTTTATAGATTTTCAAAACCATCCCGAAAGAAAGATTGTAAAAATCCTATGAGTTTCCCCAAGTATTACATAGGCCCGATGAGTAAAAATGTTGTTGACTGTGTTATTAAACATGGTCAAAAACATTCTGTTGGTTTGATTCCATCAAGAAGACAGGTTGACTATTGTAGTGGGTATGTGAATAACTGGAATACCAAAATATTCTCAGAGTATGTAAGGGGACAAAATTCTAATATTTTACTTTGTAGAGATCATGGGGGTGAATCACAAGGAAAAGATTATGATGATGGAATACAATCCTTTACCGAAGACTGTTCATACTTTGACATTATACATATTGATCCTTTTAGAGTTTCTAATTCCATAGAGCAAGCAGCAGAAAAGACAAAAGAAATTTTAGTGCGACTTTGGAATCAAAATTCTAATGTAATGTATGAAGTTGGTACTGAGGAAGCAATCTTTAAATATGAACCAAAAGAGTTGAGATGGTTTTTAAAATATCTTAAAAGTTCATTAGAACCTAATCAGTTTCAACAAATAAAGTATGCTGTTGTTCAATCTGGAACTCGTTTAGATTTATCTACAAGAACAAATATAGGAAACTTCAATAATCGAAGATTGCAAAATTTTATTCAAGTTGTAAAAGACTTTGAGTTATTGAGTAAGGAGCATAATGGAGATTATCTTACTGATTCGTTTGATGTTGAGATGAGATTTCAGGCAGGACTTGATGCAATCAATATAGCACCAGAGTATGGGCAAATAGAATCTGAATATTATTTGGAAGAATGTAAGAAGGATAGTGACTTGTTTGAAGAATTTTATCAGATATGCTATAATTCAGGTAAGTGGAAAAAATGGATTCCTAATCTTAACGGAGTCTCAAAAGATCAACTTATAATAACTTGTGGTCATTATGTATTATCTGACCAAGAGTTTATAGATAAAATAAAATCAAATTTTTCATCTGCCGATAAAATTATACAGAGAAGAATTAAATCTAAACTTGGATTATTAAATGAGCAAACTAAAAACTATTGCATTTGATCTTGATGATGTAATTTGCTCTCGTCCTAATGGATATGAGCATCTAGGTCCAAACAAATATGACTATTGTGAACCAGATCAAAGTGTTATTGATCTGGTTAATTCTTTATATGAGGAGGGTAATAAAATAGTCATATATACTGCAAGAGGAATGTCTCAATATAAAGGAAACGTAGCACTAATTTATAGTGAGTTATATTCCAAAACAATTCATCAATTAAATGATTGGGGTTTGAAGTATAATCAACTTGTAATGGGTAAAATTCATTACGATTTGCTGATTGATGATAAAGTACTAAATTCTTCTGGTATCACAAAGGATACAATTGTAAATTTTTTGTATGAATAAGTTAGTAATTTTTGATCTTGATGGAGTTCTCGTTGATAGTCGAGAACAACATTACGAAGCACTCAATCGTGCTTTGGAAAATGTTTCTACTGATTATGTGATTAGTAGGGAAGAACATTTGAGTGTTTATGATGGCCTTCCTACATCAAGAAAACTTACGATGCTTACTGAGAAGAAAGGACTTCCAGCAGATAAGCATCAACAAATATGGGAAGATAAGCAAAAAGAAACTCTTAAAATTTTTTCTGATTTAGAGCATGATTTTGAATTGATGTACTATTTCAGGCAACTGAAAGAAAGGGATTATCAAATTGCAGTTGCTAGTAATAGTATTCGCAATACTGTTAAACTTGTTCTCCTTAAATTGGGAGTATTGGAGTTCATTGATTACTATGTCAGCAATGAAGATGTTGTGAGAAACAAACCATTTCCAGAAATGTACTGGAAGTGTATGACTGCTTGCAATGCTCTTCCAAAAGATACTATAATTTTTGAAGATAGTCATATTGGTAGGCAAGGTGCTTTGGACAGTAAAGCTCACTTAATTGCCATTGAAAATAGGTATGATTTGAATCAAGAAAAAATTGATAAGGTATTTAAACTTTTTACAGATAAAAAACTTACGGTGGTTCCTTGGAAATCCGAAAAGATGAACGTTCTTATACCAATGGCGGGTGCAGGAACTCGCTTTGCAAATGCTGGATATACATTCCCAAAACCTTTAATTGAAGTCAATGGGAAACCAATGATACAAGTGGTAGTTGAAAATTTAAATATTGAAGCAAACTATACATTTATTGTACAAAAGGAACATTATGAAAAATATAGTCTTCAATACTTACTTAATTTGATTGCACCTAATTGCAATATAGTTCAAGTCGATGGATTGACTGAGGGTGCTGCTTGTACTACATTACTTGCAAAAGAGTTTATTAATAATGATGCTCCTCTTGTAATGGCAAACTCCGATCAGTTTGTTGAATGGAATAGTAATGAGTGTCTTTATGCATTTAGTGCTGATGGTATAGATGGTGGTATCGTTAGTTTTAAAGCAACTCATCCTAAGTGGTCCTACGCAAAGGTAGGAGAGGATGGATTTGTTTCTGAAGTTGCAGAGAAAAAACCAATTAGTGACAATGCAACTGTTGGTATCTACTTCTGGAAAAAAGGATCTGATTATGTCAAGTATGCAGAACAGATGATTGAAAAAAATATTAGGACAAACAATGAGTTTTATGTTTGCCCTGTATTTAATGAAGCAATTCAAGATGGTAAAAAGATTCGCATTAAAGATATTGAAAGGATGTGGGGAATTGGAACTCCCGAAGATCTCAATTACTTCTTGGAGCATTATAAAGTATGAAACTTATAGCACATCGAGGTAATATCGACGGACCAAATCCTCTTGAAGAAAATAGACCAGAGTATATTGAAAAGGCATTACTAGAAGGATTTCATGTTGAGATTGATATTAGGTATGACACCTATGATAAAAAACTTTATCTTGGGCATGATGATCCTCAGTATCTTATAGACTGGTTTTGGTTATCAAAATATAAAGATTTTTTGTGGATTCATTGTAAAAATATTGAAGCACTCTATGAGTTTTCTTATGGTACAAGTGGGTTCAATTATTTTTGGCATCAGGATGATGATTATACTTTAACTAGTAGAAATTATATTTGGACTTATCCAGGAAAATCTTATACTCCAAAATCAGTTATTGTAATGCCCGAGTGGAATATGCCAGTAGATGTCTTCACTGATTTAAAGGCATTTAATTGTTATGGAATTTGTAGTGATTATGTCAAACGATTAGCATAGGAATATTTAACGTATGGATTTTACTTTTGGTATCATTACTAATGGAATGGAAGATGATAAAATCAATGAAATTATTGATAGTATCGAGGAACAAAATATTCCAAATTATGAAATTATAATTGTTGGAAATTCTAAGGTTTGTAGAAGTAGGACTCAAATAATAGAGTTTGATGAAAGCATAAAGAAATCTTGGATTACCAAAAAGAAAAATACAGTTACTGATTATGCTAATTTTGAAAATATAGTATATCTACATGATTATATTAAATTCGATAAAGATTGGTATGCTGGGTTTTTGAAATTTGGTAATGATTTTGATCTGTGTATGACTAAAATTGTAAATCCAGATGAAACAAGATATCGTGATTGGTGTCTATGTATGTGGAATGATCCACGAGATGAAAGTATTTTTGGTCAGAAGAATCAATTAATTAGTGATATTGTTGAACCTGGAATGAGATGTCTTCTTCCATATGATGAAGAAAGATTTACAAATCACATGTATTTTTCTGGGGCTTACTGGGTTGCTAAAAAAAATGTTATGATGGAGTTTCCTTTGAATGATGAATTGGTTTGGGGACAAGGTGAGGATGTTATATGGTCTATTGGAGTTAGAAAAAAGTATCAATTCAAAATGAATAAGTACTCTAAGGTAAAATTATTAAAGTACAAAGATCCAATATATAATATTGCCGATCATAGTACAATTGAAGAATTGTCTAAAAAATTGTTAAAGTAAATTTGTAAATTATTTTTTATGGAAAATTTTAATGGATGGGACATTAACCCAAATGATGCAAAAAATTATATTGATATTTGTAATAAAATTTTAGAGGATGATGAAGTTTTCTCTAATTTTAAAACACTGCCTGAATATAACGTTATTCTAGAACACGTCGATTTTGAACTAGGAAGAGAGTACTTCGATTATATTCAAGAAGTCGGTAAAGAAATTTACGAAGAAAATTTAGATCAATTTTTAGAAAATGATTCGATTGGAAATCCTAAACAATTCCTTTATGGTGATAGTAAAATATCACCAACCACTCTTAGGTATATTAAAAACTGTTTAGACCTGAGTTCAATTTGCGAAGACGTAGAGATTAATAAAGTAGTAGAAATTGGTGGTGGTTATGGTGGGTTATGTAAAACTTTAAGTGTTTTGTGTGATTTTGATGAATATGTAAATATTGATCTTTCTGAGGGACTAAAAGTTCAAGAAAAATATTTAAAAAATTTTTCAAATGTATATCCAAAAATTAAGTTCATCCCTTGTGAACAGTTAGATACTATTTCTGACGTTGATCTTTTAATTAGTAATTATTCTCTTTCAGAACTTGATATTCAATCTCAATTAAATTATTACGATAAAGTAATTAAAAATAGCAAGATAGTCTACATTACATATAATTTGATGGTTGATAACGTTTATGATAATTATAATCTTATAACTTCTAAATTGAAAGAGGATGGATTTACTCTTTATAATAACTACCGAGAATGTGGAAGCACTAAAAATATAATCATAGTTGGTAAAAAATAATATGAAAATTTGTATTCTGACTATTGCAACAAACAAGTACATTCAGTTTGTTGAACGTCTTCTTGATAATATTGAAGAGAACTTTCTTAATGGACATGAAATTGAATGTCTTCTGTTCACCGATCACGAGGTAGAGGCATCTGACAATGTGAGGGTTTCTCAGATTGATCATGAACCTTGGCCAATGCCAACTCTGAAAAGATACAACTACTTCATTAAGGAGAAGGAGTTTATCTCTCAGTTTGATTACTGCTTTTACTTTGATGTAGATATGGGTTTGGTTGACAAAGTTGGTGATGAGGTTTTAAGTGATCTAGTTGCCACAATGCATCCATACCAATCTTTCCACAAAAAAGAAGAAAGAACTTATGACCGTAACCCCGATTCACTTGCGTATGTGCCATATGGTGAAGAAGGTGAGTACTATTATGCTGGCGGTTTTAACGGTGGATCTACCAAGAGATTTCTTGAAATGGCGGAGGTTCTTGCAGACCGTGTAACAAAAGACCTTGAGAATGGTGTTATTGCTCTCTGGCATGATGAGTCGCAGATGAATCGCTATCTCATTGATAATCCACCGACACTTAGTTTGACTCCCTCTTATTGCTTTGCTGAGGAGCAAATGGAGAATCCTCAGTATCCTTATGAACCAAAAATCATTGCTTTGAAAAAAAATCACAATGAACTTAGATCTTAGAGAAATTCCTGCTGTTTATATGAATCTTGAACAGCACAAGGAAAAGAATGAGAATATGCAAAAGATTCTCAAAGAATGTGGATTCAAAAATATCATCCGTGTAGAGGGTGTACCTCGCCCAGATCGTCCTGTTGCTGGATGTTCTTTGGCACATCTTAAAGGTCTTCAAGAAATTGATCCTCCATTCGTTCTTTTTGAAGATGATTGTATGATCAAAAACTTTCGTCCAGAGATTGAAGTTCCAGATGATGCTGATGCAGTTTATCTTGGTATTTCATCTTGGGGTAGAATGAATGGTCACTCTGGACCTTTTGTCCAATATGAACATATTAAAGATGATTTGTATCGCACATATAACATGCTTAGTGGTCATGCGATCTTGTATCTGACTGATGAATATGTTAGAATGTGCCAGAGAGTGTGTCATCATGCTGGATACATAATCGAAGATTATCAAGACATTGGATTCGCTGAGATCCAGCGTTGGTTCAATGTTTATACATTTGATGATCCATTCTTCTATCAAACAAGTGGATATCACGGCACGGTGAATCCTTTGACAAGCTATCCTACTGAGGAGTGCTTTACTTACAGTAAAAATTATTTTCTACCTGAGAGAGTTGTATGACTAAATCACTAGTTACTGGTGGTGCTGGATTTATTGGTTCAAACCTTGTTGACCGTTTAATTGAGATGGGTCATGAGGTTGTTGTAATTGATAATGAGTATTCTGATGCTCATGATCATTTTTATTGGAATGATAAAGCACAAAATTATAAGTACGACATTCGTGATTATGAAAACACACGTCCACTCTATGATGGAGTAGATTATGTTTTTCATATTGCAGCAGAGGCACGTATTCAACCTGCTGTTGAAAATCCTATTCAGGCAGTTAGTATTAACTCAGTTGGTACTGTAACTGTTCTTCAATGTGCTCGTGAAGCAGGTGTGAAACGTGTGATGTATTCTTCTACATCTTCTGGATATGGTTTGAATCAAACCCCTAATATTGAAAATCAACCTGATGATTGTCTAAATCCTTATTCAGTTTCTAAGGTAAATGGTGAGAAACTGTGTAAGATGTATACGGATTTATTTGGTCTTCAAACCGTTATCTTTAGGTATTTTAATGTTTATGGTGAACGCCAACCTCTGCGTGGACAGTACGCTCCTGTGATTGGTATTTTCCTTCGTCAGAGGGCAGCAGGAGAACCTCTAACCATTGTTGGTGATGGAAACCAACGTCGTGACTTTACTTA